GGAAAGGCATATGGTATCTGCATTTTGTATGCAGTGCCAATAGTAGAGGCTATTTGGAACAATTGATTTCCAAACCTACCATTCTTTCCTAATTTTTCATACGTGAGTATCATATTCTTTCCCAATTTTCCCAAATAAATGGGTAACGGTATGTTAAGCGAAATGTTTTTGAAAGTTCATCAGCAATTGTGTCATACTTATTTTGATAATCTGGTACAAAAGTATGGAATTGTACTTGTATGTTTTTGCACTTGTCAGTAATTTTGTTTTTGATCATGTGGTCAAGCACGTCATATTCTGCTCCCTCAATGTTCAATTTTAATAAATCAATTTGTTGTACATGCAATTCTGACATTGCTTTGTCTAAAGTAAGGCAATCAACTTGTGTCATTGATCCTTTGCCGAAAAAACCTGATTTGTCCCCATCTACACATAAGGCCATTTCCCCGCCTTTGTGAGCTATTGCTTTATTAATAACAGTAATGTTAGGGTTTGTACTAAAACGGTCTACGATGCCCTGAAAGTAGGCAGGAACAGGCTCAAACACGTACACCTTGCACCCAAACTTTTGGTGTATGCTTTCTACAAACGTTCCTTCTAAACCACCCACATCAAACACAATAGAGTTTTTGGTAAGCGTGTAGTTCAAACGATGTGTTTTGTCCCCCTTGTCGGCAAACCATTTGGTAAAGTTCTGTTTGGTTGTATTTTTTGTAAAGTTGTCAAGCATAAGTTGAGCATAATCACGTTCACCATTCATTATATCGGAATAACTTCCCCTTTGTACTGCTACAAGTGGACTGACAACAAAGCAATTAAACTTTTCTAATACTTTTTGTGAATAGAACACATCTATGGGTGTTGTGTCTGTTGGCATGTTGTTGATGATGTAATCCACCACACGTTGACTGCCATAGATAATCCCGTGTGTTGTCCAAGCATCTTTTACATTGAACAAATGTTCTGAATGTGTTGCAAGTGGTTTGTTCAGGTTTGCACCAACATACAGCAAATCCCAATTTTCAGGCAGTTCTGTCATAGCACGTGTAACCACTGACCAACCCTGTACAAACTTGCAGTCATCTTCAAACACAACAAAAGGTAATTCATTGTTCAGTTTCAAAATAGCTTTGTGTGAAGCATTGCACCCTTTTATTCCTTGTTCATTTTTAATTGCAGGGAAATGTTCTACTGTAAAAGGCAATGTCTGACTTTTAAATTCTTTCAGTCTGTCATTGCGATGTTCAAGGTTTATGACGTATGCCTTTTTTATTCCTGTTGTTGTATTCACTGTTTTAGCATGGTTTATGTAATCACGAACCCATTGAACTGTTTGGGCAGCTACACTAGGACGAGGATAACCATGAAAATAGCAAATAGCTAAACCCTTTGGGTATGATGTTCTCCATGCTTGTTTAGGCTTTGGTTTAAATGTGTCAATTTTATCTTTTCCAAAATAAGCATCCACTTTAGTAAGGTCTTCAATAAAGTTTTGATCACCATACTGACGAATAGAACGCCCCAAGTATGGTTCAGGGTTTTTGATCCAAGTATTCCAAATAAGGCTTACTTTTTCATTGTTTGCAGGAATCCACATTAAACCACTTCCTGGACGGTTTGGATAATAGCAGTTTTCTAATGTTGTGAACTGTGTTGGGTCTTTTGGTGGAAACAGACAGTCTATGTTGTCAATTACAAGTGTGTCCAAGTCCATGTATAGGAAAGGTCTGTACTTTTCCATTGCAGGGGAGAACATGTTCATTTTACTCCACCAAATAGGCCAATCATGTTCAAAAGGGATTAACTCAATATTATTGGCTAATAGTGTAGGAGTGCTGAACAAATCAGTCAAGCAAATAATCCTGAATGGTTTAGTCAGTTGTTTGTTTAAATGATGAGTAAGTAATTCAACATCTGAAAAGTGAAAATCCCCACCACTTTTTAAAACCAATACTATTGTTAATACATCTTTCATAATTGGATATCAGCAACATTCATTTTTGGAAATTGTGTAATCTTACTGTTTGGACTTGCATTAATAATTTCAATTCCTAGTCGCTTTGCATCAATGGCTATTTGTTCAAATCCTGTCAAATGTTTTGCAAAAGGCATATTTGTCTTGTTGTCATACAAGTTGTGCCAATGACCTCTTTCCTGCACATTCAAAGACATATCAAACCCCAAAAGTATTATACGTTTGCATCCTGTGTTATAGGCAAGACTGATAGCAGCCGAACCACTGTTGTAATTCCAACAAACCTTTGTAGGGTCTTCACTAATCCCATAATCTTTTCCAGGATACTTTTCAAGATACTTAATGCCTAATGACTGCCATCCTGGAACTTGTAGGAATTCAGCACAACCTACTAACATCCCTTTGTAGTTGTTCAATGCAGGAGCATTGTCAAAGTACCACGGTTTGTCCCCAAAAAAACAAATGTCAACCCAATCCCCTAAAAGGAAAGCACCGTTTACTCCAATCACGTGTTTGTCGTGCAACAAAGACATATGTTGTGAATATTCTGTGATAGGCAATTCATTTTTACACACTTTGTCAACAACACGTTTAGGAATGTGGAATTGGGTGGCGACACTAGGGCCACCACCTATAATCCAACAAGTACCGTCTTTCCATATTTTAGGGGCTTCCCAAGTCATTTGTTTAATCCTTTTATAATTGGTTCAGCTTCTTCTTTTGTCAATGGTTTTTCAGAAACAACCTTATCGCTTTCGTTGATGATGTTGTATAACTGAACATATCCTGATTCATCCATTTCTTCGGCAGTAGGGACAATTTCCATTAAAGAGTATTCTGGTTGAGGTCTTGACGTTTTTTGTGTGATAATTTCTGGTGTTACACAAGATACACCATCACGGAAAGCTAAAGGGATTTCATCCTCATCAGCTTCAAATACGTCATCAACAGAATAACTTTGACGATTGCGTAAAGTAATTCCACCACAAGTGACTTTCCATTTTGGTTTTACTTGCGTTACGGTGATTTCTACATCTTCAGAATCTTCTTGACTTTTTCTTTTTCTTTGAATTGCCATGATTACATATTTTTTTAAATAAACAAATTAAACATGATTAGTTTAAGTTTTTCAGTTGTTACACTGAAATATGACAAATACCGGTTTTGCTATTCCTGTCAGAACGAATCTGAGGAACCTGAATAGTCATTACCTTGTAACGGTTGATGAAGTTTCCTTCAGTCTGCCATTGAACATTCTGAATACCCATACCCTGAACCAAACGTACTACGTCAGGTGTCATTTGCACAAGCACAGCATTGTTTGCTGGTAAAGAGTCAACAATCTTAACATCGTTTACGTTGGCAATAGCCAAAATACGTTCACGCATAGTCTTGTTTGAGGTGTCAGGAGTTGAACCTACATAATCCTCATCCAACACGATTTCCCATGCAGTAGGGATGTAAAGAGTGTAAGGGCCAAAATGTTTTGCGGCAATCAGTTTTGCCTTAGCAGCAAGAACATCATTTAAGATACCAACACCTGTTTTACCAGAAGCATTCCAAGCGGTAACAGATAAACGTTCACGATCTGGGAAGTTAATGTAGCTGTAAATACTGTTACGGTTACGTTCGTCCACTTTACCCCATGCGTAAGTAGTATCGGTGAAAAGCATAGCTTCCAATTTGTCAGCCACTTTACGTGCAGCACGTTCAGCAGACATAGTTTCAATAGGGTTACCCATATTGCGACTTGTTGCTAAGAACCGGGCATTGATTTCATAATCCACATGAATAATAGGGATTGGCAAGTAGTTACGTTGGAATGTAACCCTGTCGTTTTTACCCCTTGAAATGGCATCCATTGTCATTTCAGCTTCCATTGCATCGCCAGAATCGTCCCATTCAAGTACCGTAGTACCCATAGCGTTCCCTTACTGATAGGTAAGACCTTTGCTTACCAAATCCTGAATACCACTCAAACGTGATTGAGCAATCTGGAGAACTGCCTCATCCAAATATTTCCACTCGTCCCGACGTAATGTGTTTGCATTAGTCTGAATCTGTGTGGTTGCATAATTCTTTGGGTTCTTTGCATCACCGCCTTTGAAGTTGGTTACAAAAACACCCCACGCACCTGTTTTTTCATTGAAGTGCAAAAATGGACGCATCGTCCCCGGATCAAGTCTGGAATTGTTGTTCAAAACAAAGTTCGCAAATTCACCTTGTCCCTGTCCGTTACTCATTAAATCAACTGCCATAATATGTTTCCTCCTTTCTTAAATTATTCTTACAATAATACGTCCAGCAGCAGTGTTGGCAGAAGCAGTCAAATCGACATTTTCTAAAGCAACAGCGATAATAGACTCTGTCAACACAGCAGCAGAATCCGTAGCAAGACATTTTAAAGTGCCATCACCAGCACTTACAAGAGCTTCACCAATAATAGCGTTTTCACCATCTTTCAGGAAAGCATACACCTGATCACCACGTGTAGGAATCCAACATTGCAATTTAGCAGATACGGAAAAATCGTTGTCAATTCCACCGCCCTGTAATTCATCCTCAACAGCAAACATAGCAGGCAGGACAGCCCCACCAGCAGTATGATGCTTTTGTACCAATCCGGCACTTGTCAATTCCAGTAAATGTCCTGGAGTAATAGCAACAGCGGTTGCTGTGTATTCTTCCATTACGGGAGTCGGCATGTAGTTTTTCAACTTAATAGTGTTGTACTTCATAATTTTAATCCTCCTTTTTTATTTTGTTTCAAAGTTAATTCCAACAGGGGCTAAGAATGGAACTTCATCCTGAGCATTGTTGTGCAAGTCAGTTCCTGCACCCATAGCAGAGTAATTGAACTGTGCAGCAGGGGCTTTTACACCAGCAGTTTTGGAAATCTTTTCAAGTTTTTCAACTTCATAAACTCCAAGTTCTTCTTTTGTCCAAGTTCCTTCTTCCGTATTAGCCAAAATACCTTCAATCAATGTTGATTTGTGGCTTGCATGTAGTTTCAATGCTGAACGTGTTTGTTCTTGCATGTTAGTAGGCATCAGGTTGATGAAGTCGTCCTGACCTTTTAAGGCTTCTTTCAAAGCATTCACGGCCATTTCTGGGGTAATGGTTGCGTTAGTCTTCACCTTTGCTGCCATTTCTTCTTCTGCCTTCTTTTTGTCCTCTGCGGACATGTCCTTTGGAGCGCATTTGTTCAACTGAACTTCGTCCAATGTTTCCAACCATTCCCTGTCATTTTCAGTAAATGATGTAGCTTCGTTTGCTATCAACTCATTTACCTTTTTAGCAACACAGGGAGTACATTTAGCATCTGCCATTTCTTGTTCCTCCTTTTTTGAATTGTTTATAAACTTTCTTGTTCTTTTAATGCCTGTATCTTCGTTTGTTTGTACAGTTTCATATTCCACTTTCTTTTCAACTTCAACTGGTTCAGAGGTAAATTCATACATCTTAGTTGAAACGTTGTACTGATAGTTACGTTTAAAATACTCAGTAGTTTGATTGGTGTCTTTTTCATAAATCAAGTAACCATCAAAAACTTCAATTAAATAGTGATATAGATAAGAATTATCAATAGGTACACTTGGATTTAAGCTTCGTACTAATTCTCTTAGCTCATCAAGTTTCTCTTGTAATCCTTCATCTTCAGAGTTTACCATGATATTAGGTATCAAATACCCATATCCACGTAATTGGTTTAATGCTTTTTTTATATCCATAGTTATATTTTTAGAGTTTGTACGAATTCCACAACCGTCTTCAATACTACAAGCACCAATTTGATTTGGAAGTATAGCCAAATGATCAGGGCGTAAATTCCGTGCTACTGCAACGTATGTTTCATTGTGATATGTCCCTTCAATCAACTCATCCTCACTGAACACACCAACACTTACTTCAATAATTTCACCATTTGCAATCCTGTCATTTAGGTTTTCATTAGTTGCAAGTTTATCTTTTTCAAGCCATGCTTCTGACTTTAACTTCAAATCATTAATTATGGTATTGAACACAACACCTATTTGCCATGCTTCTAATACTTCAGGACTATTTGCCGAAACAGGTTTGCCTTCAACTTGTGGATGACCTATTGTGACAGGTATTCCATTCCAACTTTCAGGCATCTTTCCAAGTTCTTCGGCAGTGTGCAGCAAAGCTCCATGACTTCCGGCATGAACACCTTCCATCATCATAGTAACAGGAACGACAACATAAGTACGACCATTCAAGGTTTCTTCCCTTATGGTGTATTCCTGTTGCGATGTTTCGTAAGTCTGCATCCCTTTTCTAAATTTGTGTGACATATTATTGTTCTCCTACTTTAGTTCTTGTTTTGTCTACGAATGGAATAGAAACGCAACGACATTGTGGGTGGACTGGGATTATATTTTCTATTTCGTCCAATGTCCATATTGTATTCTGTAATGCTGAACATTCTGGACACACCCTTAAATCACCAGCAGTCACAAATTCAGCCAATACATAAACCCCTTCCACTTCCCATGTACGATATTCAGCAATAGTGGCTAAATGATGTGAACGTATAATTTCAGTACGTGCAAGTATTTCAGCCCTACGTCTTCCTGACATAAAATAAGTCACCGTCTTTCCTGCTTTGTTCACATAACTTATATCAATGCCTAACGTTTCCCCACTACCTATAATGGCACTGTTGATCATTCGTGCTAATTCAATAGGGCCACGACCGTCAATCAAACCCTGTGCAAGTATCCTGCTAATCTGTGCATCCATTGCAGCAGTTATGCCTTGCAAGTCAGTATAAGCACGGGTATAGATCAACATCAACTTTTCAACCGACACAGGATTGATATAAACCTTTCCTGTCATAGGGTCATTAAGTGTAATAGTCAACCCTGCTTTTTTCATTTCCTGTATAGCCCGTTTTGATCCCTGCTCGTAAGCCTTTGCCAAATACATACTAAACCAAGGATCGTCACTCAATGTTCCATAACGTGAATCTATTCTTGTTTCCAAAAGTACAGCGTCCTCTATTTGCCTTAACCATTTCAAAAATGCTTTGATCTTTTCTGGTTTTGACAAAAAAGCAAAAGCCCTACTAGGGGGAATTGCATTCACTACTAACTGCTGTGTGCTTAATCCAAATACATCTTCGTCTATGATAGCTTTTGTAACTAATCCCCCAACGTGTTTAAATCTCCTGTTCATTTCAGCTACAAAAGCGTTTCGCAGAGTTTCTGTGTGAGTGGGGTCAATGCCTCTTATGTTGACATTCACTGTCTTAGTATTGTCACAGATTTCACACATTATGCTTTTATTAATTCTCCATTTCTTAAAAATCCATGCCAATCTCCTGATAAAATAGAACCTGCTCCTGCACTACAAGTGTTCCCATTCTTTCCAGCTGTTATATTTGGGGGAGTGCCAGTTCTAACCCAACAACGATGTGTTTTTTCTTCCTTCATAGTACAATTAGCCGCACGGCTGTCAATATTAAACTCATTTCCATTTGGAAGAATGCAATGAAGGTCTTTACCGTCAGAATTATTCCAAGTACTGTATTGCGGGTCATACTCTACAAAGAACATATCGCCCGGTTCTGGTTTTCCTGATTCTGTATTGTAAATAATATCTAAACCCCAACCAATTCTTTTGCCATATTGTTGTTGTAATTTGTCCCAATCCGTATGAATATTGTCTATGGTAGTTTCCATAGAAAGCAAGGGCTCAAATACCACTCTACTAAGTGGTTTCTCCTCATTTTCGCTTGGTGTCTCAAATAGGCACATGAATTTCTTTCCAATAGGCTCAATAAGTCTTACTTTCATGCTTTTTGTTTTTTAGCAACGGTGTCAGTCCCTGTTCCTGCCATTGGGTTCTTTACTTTCTTGACAGGATTATTGATATTCCCACCAACAGGGGTTTTATTTTGTGCATCCAACTTCATTTGCAACATTTCCTGTGGTGTCAGTGGTTGTTCCTGTGCAGGCATGTCGTCCACCAAGCGTTGAGCCTCTAAAAGTTCTTCATTTGACAACCCCAACAACTTTTTCAAGAACATTTCCTTTGGCATGATGTATTCTGCTGCTGGTGTAGCTGTGTAGTAACGGATAGCATTTGCTACCATTTGAGCAATTTCAGCTTTTTCCTTTGGTGACATTGCAAACAGTTCATCCCAACGTATGACGTACTCGTCAGTTTTTGGCAAAATACCAAGTTCGATAAACCTGTCCACAACAGGACGTACAAGCATTGGTTCCATAAATTCTTCCCTGCGTGATTGCACCCACAAGTTCCACTCTTCACGATCTTGTGTAGAACTTAATTCACCACGTTCACTACCAACCAAAATACGTTTAGGTATTCCAGTCACAGCACTTATCATCTGGATTTGTACATCTACATTCTTTGAAGGGTCTGCTATTTGTTTTGCAAATTCCTTAACGTCCACACCTTCCATAAGTAATAACCTACGCAAGTTGTTTTCGTACTCGTCAAACTGTGCTTGCAATCCTTCTTCACTTGCGGGGGTGATTGTAAAGTCTTTGTCAACCTTACCTTGAAACCCCGGTCTTGCA